CCACCAGATTGTGAGCTCCCTGAAAGTCGACCCCGACGAAATTTCCAAACATCGGTTTTGCTGATCCTTGTACTCCTGTACCAAGAACCCCCGTTTTCTTGTAACGGGCTATAATACTGTTTATGTTCTGTTTTTCCTGAAAATGCAGCTGAGTCATAGTATGACCCGAATGCATTATTTGCTTTCTTTCGCAGCTACGCATGCTTCACTCTCCTTTTTTTTGTTTGCATTTTGAATCATTTCAATCCAGTTTACCAGTGTCTGTAGTTCGCAGACATGCATTGAATGCTCGTAGATTTCGTATTTCCCGGCTTTATCGTCAAAGCTACCCAGTTCAACCAGTTCATAATCAGTCGCAAACATACACATTTGATTGTCTGGCCCCATCAACGAAGCCGCAACGGCCCTCTTGGCAACCAACTCTTCTGAAGCCATAAAGGGCCGACCGTATACCGCAAGCTTTTTATCCCTAATTGAATAGACTTTGCTTTTCATACCGGTGTTTTTTCCATTTCATTTGATGAAGTTTAAGTTTTTCCCTTGCCTTAAGCCTCCTGAATGTGTCTTGCTCCGGGTCTATCTTTTTTTTCCTTTCTAGTTTAACATTATCAATATAATTCTTGTCCATATCTCCCATTATACTATCGAAATACCTTCCCGGTCTAGCTATTTTCCCCGGCTTTATCATTACGCCGTCTATGGCTTTTACATCGTCCATATATTTCATCAGCCATTCATTAGCTAGGCCGGGATTTCTTGACATTAGCGCAAATTCAGGCTCCTTTCCTCCATACTGCACTGCATAAGGCCCTTGCAGCCTTTTAACAACATACTTTGCAATGTAAAGCGCGGAGTCAAGATTTAATTCCTGAATTGTCGCAATACCTTTACCCCATGCCTTGTCTAGCGTTGGAGACACGAACAGAATATCTTTAGCCCCTTGCTTCCACGCTAGTTTATCCTCGGAGAAGTCGCACCCAAAGAGAGCCGCATGATAATGCGGTCTTCCTTTTTTATCTCCATACTCGCCTGCCGAAAAATATCTAATTGCTCTACCTTGCTCTCCTTTATACAATTCATAACGCAGGCGTTTCCAGAATAGGGTAATTTCTTTTTTTTCCAGACTTTTATTTTCACTTATTTCATCCTCCCTATACGTTAAAGTTAAATAGCAGTTTTTCTCGTGCATTTCTGCCTCACACATAATTCTCATTGCCCAGTGAGCTGTCTTATCAAGCCTGCATCCGATACATTTCCCGCATGGTATTTTTAACTCCGTTTCAGGCAATCCATTTTCGATTTTAAATACAATGGGCCAACCGCCTGCCGGCCGTTGGCCCGTTTTTGCCCTCCATGCGATCATAGGATGAAAACACGTCACAGACGTATCCCCCCACGCATTGGATTAGCGAAGTTTTTAGCTTTTACTCCGGAAGTCTTCCGGAACGTCCGCTTGCTTTTTCCTTTTGCCATTCTGTATCGTTTCATTTTTTCACCTCCCCTCCAGTTTCAGTTGTGGTACGAAGTTAGGATTTTTTTTAGGTTTTACTTCAGGATCTACTTTTTTCGGTGGCTGATCCATTAGTTTTTTTAGACCCATGCCGGCCCCACGCATTAACATATTTGCCGGCGATCCTGTCCACGGCATGTTGTCTATTTCAGCCTGCATTTTTTCAATCCTTTTTGCAGACTCGCTGATTTGTTGCACAAGTAAATCAATTTGATGCTGCGGTACTTTTTGTTCCTCCATCAGTTTTAATTGCTGAGCGGTCGAGGTCATTCTATCCTGTTCCATATTTTTCATCCGCTCTAGACTTTCACGAACTGATTGCAACTTAACCCGTTTATCCGCCCAGAGGTTGTCTATTTGCTGCTCTGCTAGCTTTTTATTAATGAATGTTTGAGCTAGCCCCGCAACCGGATTTTCGGGATGAGCTATAGCACCGGCCGGAGTACTTGCGCCAGATCCGCCGGCGCTTAATATAGGGTTAAGACCTGCAGCTCTGAGGTCAGCGACCTCGCGCTGATGAGCTGTACCTGACATTCTTTCCTGGAATTTCATTTGTCTTTCAGCTGACAGGAAACTCATCGCAGTTGATGCACCTGCACCTATAGCCTGTATACCCGCACTAGTTACTATGGGGTCATTCATTTTTTTCTCCTTTTTTTTTAACCTACCCCGCCCCTCCCTTAAAAAGGGAAGGAGCATAAGCATTTACATGCTATTAATAAAATTACTATAAACACTATTTTTTTCAAGAACTACGCTCCCGGCCTATTTCTACGCACGCACGAAACGCGCGCGCGCAATTTCTCGGCCGTATCGCGAATACATAAGCTCGCACGGCTCGCGAATACATAACACATAAGATTGCGCCCAGTTGAACGCACGCAACCTTGCGGGCGTGCTCCCGGGCGCTTAAATACAAGATCATACCAATGGCACACTTTATCGCCAGCCCTTCACATTATGTGCCATACTAGAAATGATCCACAAGGCCAGGCACGGAATAAACCGGCATAGGCCTAGCACAATGAAGATTCATATAACAGTCGAAAAGAATCTGAGGCTCAGAAGGCACCTGAATAACTCTGTCAATATTTACATCCGTCTTGTCCTCTATAAAATCAGAGTCAAGCCCGGGCAGAGTACCCAAATCTTCCGAAAGATGCCACACATCAAGCGAATTAGTGTCAGTTGACCGGAATTTCCCCGTAATCTGAGAAGGGAAATACCGATATTCCGCATAACGCTCTTGATATCCCCACGCCTCATCGTCCGCACTTGTACCATCGCAAAAGATTTCCTTTTTTAGAATTTCCTGCTCACCAAGATGAGCAAGTGATGGCCAGTAATAATCATACCTTGATTGACGAGAGAACATTCGCGGCACCCCGCGCTGGTAAGTTATATCCGCGCGTACATTAACGAGACCTATAATCACCGAGTGCTCATAGAACGATTTTGTAAAGCCGCCTCCAGTGTCGGCACACGTCCCGAACGCGGCTAAGTTTCCCTGCGCGTTGTTTCCGGTCGGTGTTGTCGGCGAAGCACTCGTTTGCTGCACAGGGTTTACATTAATACGCACCGATGTACCGCCCAAATATTCAGGACGGTATAATGCATGCGGCATAGTTACCCCGAAATGTGACTTCACGATCTCGACGTAACGTGAACCCCCACGGGCGTCACGTTCTAGCATTTTCTGAAGCTGAAAAGCTTCTCTAATGTCATTAATCGTCGAGGCTGTCGCGTCCGTTAAGTCGGCATACAATCCAGAATTATTGTCTTCCATTGCTTTCGTTACAACACCAATAGTTTTCAAATTTTCATAATCTGTTGGCGTTATCGTTGTACCGATTGCCGTATCATAAGCATTTGCCGACATTTTCAACGCGCCGCCTGTCCCTTCCCAGTACAGGCCGTAACCAGCAGCAGCCGCATGCCTCGCAAGCCCCAATGTATTACCATCACCATATACTATTGCTTGATCACCAAGCGGCAGCGTTATAGCGTCACCTTTTTGAGGCCAAGGAAGCGCACTTGTAAAGTAATCGTGTTTTTTACACCTTTTCAGAAGTGTATAAGAAGCGTCCGCGTCCGGCCCTTCATCAGTCAATATAGAAGGTTGCACTTGTAAATTTTGATCGCGAAACCACTCCGCGAAAATTAAGTTATAAGCACGGTGCCAGAATGCAGAAACCTGCAGCGAAGGTACTCCCAATTCAATACCCATGTAATCGGCTAGCGATCCCGGCGTAAATCCGGTGACAGCGTCAGCCTCTACCATTGGAGTACTGTAATCAATACTTGAACCCGAGTTTAACCTTTCGCCCATCATTTCCCTCCAGTACTGATACAAAAGCCTGCACGGCACCGAGAAATAGAAGGTCTCGAGGAACAGATTATCCATAATCGGCTTGTAGGGCGTTGCCAATCTTGCGAATATAGAAGTCGTGCATTTAAACGTATCACCCGGCAGTGCCTCATCACAATAAAATGGCACTAAATAGCCGGCGTCAAACGTCGTTTTATACCCATGAGAACGATCGAACACACTCCGCGGGATTTCCACGGATGGTACTTGACTAAAATTGTGAGACATTACAGATTTCACTTGCAACCACCTTTCCTATGAATTAATGTGAGAATTGCTGAAATGATAACGAAAACCGCTTGAACAATGACTGCAATTTCCTGTACCGCCGACGAATTTGCCATATACGACAAAGTGTCTTGAACCATGACAAATCAATCCTTTCCTCAAGTTCGGTCATAGTATGCACGTAAAATTCACATTGTGGACAGCTGATTTTACGACCGCACACCGTTACACCGCACATGAATATTTTCACTTTTTAACCCCTTTTTTTAACGTGTCTCGAAATTGATATCGATACACTTCCTGTCAGTTAGCACCTATATGACTAGAGGTTGTTAGGTGCTAGGCGGCTGAACGCCGCCCTCAGGCGTTTCTGGCGCCTTTGGCGGCCTTGGTATTAATCCGAGGTCTTCAGCCTCTTTTCTGTTTTCCTCGTGATTTAACCACTCCACGAGCTCTCCAGCGTCATAATTGAACTTACGCCTTATCGGATTTGGCAGCTGCGCAAATGCTTGCATGCCTTGAGCCACCATATTATGGGCCGCCTGAAAGTCGACCCCGA